CTCAGTATGATTTCAACGGTGGATATGCAGACGGTCCTCTATACTTCTGGTATCGTTTCGGAACTGGTCCTACTGTAATTAAAGGAACTAATACAGCTCCTGACTTTACAAATGGTCCTTACACTGCATATGTTCAAGTATCAACTCCAGGTTCTTCAACTTTGAGTTCTGATTACACATTCTATTTGAATGACAGTACAGATGCAACTGATTTTGTAACATCATGGTCAGCGGCAAACATTCCCTACACTTCAGCAAATGTTAATGATGATGGTTCTATCAGCATTACTCATACTGCTGGTGGTACTATCGTTATGCGAGACATTCAAGCAGACGGTACTAGCAGTGGCTTATGGGCAGAAGCAGGTTTTGTTGCTAACACAACAGCAGGTTGTAAATATGGTCCTGCAGTTGATGATATTACTTTCAACGTTACTCAATCTTCAACAACAGGCGCTGGCGCAGGTTTAGAAATTGCAGTAACTAATAGTTACGAAAGATATCAGTTTAACCCAAATGTTGTTTTAACAGCCGGTTCAGGTCACGTAGTAGGAGACAGAGTTACATTCTCTGGCGCAGACTTAGGTGGTGCTTCTCCTGCAAACGATTTAACAGTCGTAATTACAGCAGTTGGTGGTTCCGGTGACGTAACCGCTTATACTTGGTTCTCAGGTGTTGCGACTCCTGTTTACTCAGTTCAGTTGTCTAACTGGAGAGCATTCTCATTAACAACTTCAGGTGCTAACTCATTAACATCTAATGAAGGTGCACCAACATCAATTCCAGAAAACTTAACTAACTGGTTCTATTCTTCAGTAGATCAGTGTGATATTATGATTAATACCACAACAGGTTGGAAAGGATATGGAAATCAAGGGTATGATCAAAATGGTCTACCTTCTCCGACTATCATCAACAACACTGACCCAGCTGGTCCTATCGTAAGTGCTACTGAACCAACTCAACAATCAGACGGTACTGCGTTAGTTCACGGTGATCTTTGGATTGATACAACTGACTTAGAAAACTATCCAATCATATGGAGATGGCAACAAGTCGACGGCACTGATAGATGGGTTAAGATCGATAACACTGATCAAATTAATCCTTCTGGTGTTCTTTTTGCTGATGCACGTTGGGCAACAAATGGCACAACTAACCCAGCAAATGACCCAATGGCGTCAATCGCAGTTCTTCTATCAAGCGATTACTTAGATGTTGATGCACCAACAGCAGGATTATATCCAGTAGGTATGTTGTTGTTCAACACAAGACGTTCTGGTTACAATGTAAAACAATATCGTGTTAACTATTTTAATAGCGACAGATTCCCTAATGACAATCTTCCTAATCAGAAAGATGCGTGGGTAACTGCTTCTGGCTTACAGTCTAACGGTGCTCCTTATATGGGTCGTAAGGCTCAAAGAGCAATGGTTGTTCAAGCAATGAAAGCCGCTATTGATAGCAACACAGCAATTAGAGATGAAGATAACTTCTTCAACTTACAAGCATGTCCTAACTATCCTGAGTTACAGCCTAATATGATTACGTTGAACTCTGATAGAGGTGAGACAGGCTATATTGTAGGTGACACTCCATTAAGACTAAAAGACGATGCAACTGACATTCAGGCATGGGCTACTAACTTAGCAGGTGCGGCATCAACTGGTGAAGATGGACTAGTCACAAGAAATACTTACATGGGTCTATTCTACCCATCAGGTATTACTAATGACCTATCAGGTAACTTAGTTGCAGTTCCTGCATCACACATGATGGTCAGAACAATGTTACGCAATGATGCAATTGCTTACCCCTGGTTAGCTCCAGCAGGTACAAGACGTGGTATCATTGATAACGCCGCAAACATCGGTTATGTTGATGCACAAACAGGTGAGTTTAATGCAATTAAAACACGTGTTGGCATCAGAGATGTTCTTTACTCTAACTTCATTAACCCACTAGTATTCTTTACTGGTAACGGATTATTGAACTATGGTAACAAAACATCGTTTGATTCTTCATCAGCACTTGATAGAATCAACGTAGCACGTTTAGTGGCATACATTCGCAGACAATTAGTGTTAGCCGCAAGACCATTTGTGTTTGAACCAAATGATCCTCAAACAAGAAAGTCAATCAGATCAGTGATTGAAGGATTGTTCCAGGATCTAGTTGCAAAACGCGGTCTTTATGACTATTCTGTAGTGTGTGATGAATCCAATAACACTCCAGCAAGGATCGATAGAAACGAACTTTGGGTTGACATCGCTGTAGAGCCTGTCAAAGCCGCAGAGTTTATCTATGTTCCTGTTAGAATTTTTAACACTGGTGAGTTATCAGGAGCTCAGTAAAATAATTGACGAAAGTGGCTTCGGCCACTTTCAACAATTTTAGATAAATAAAGTATATAACAGGAGATTAACAATGGCAACAGCCTCAGATACATTAGCAAAACTTTCAGTCGTACCTGAAGGAGGTGCTAACCAAAACTTGTTGATGCCAAAACTTCAATATAGATTCCGAGTGAATTTTATTAATTTTGGTTTTGACGATGATTCTTCACTCGTTTGTACCAGACAGGTTGTGGATTGTGCAAGACCTCAAGTACAGTTCGATGAGATTACATTAAACGTGTATAACTCACGTGTCTATCTTGCTGGTAAGCACACTTGGCAAACTCTTGCTGTCAATCTTAGAGATGATGCTTCAGGTAATATTTCAAAAGCAGTTGGTGCTCAATTACAACGTCAATTAGACTTTTATGAGCAATCTTCAGCGGCTGCTGGTGGAGATTACAAGTTCGATATGGAGATTCAAATCTTAGACGGTGGAAATGGCATCAATACTCCTACAGTTTTAGAAAACTGGTCTTTATCAGGTTGCTTCTTGCAACAGGCTAACTATCAGACTCTAAACTATGGAACTTCTGATGCTGTGACCGTAGCATTAACTGTACGTTATGATAATGCTATTCAAACTAATGGTTCTGGTGACTTAAGTGGTGTACCAGGAGCAGGTATAGGTCAGCCAGGTCTACAATCCTTCCC